CGAGCAGATCGAGGTCCATCATTTGCCGCGCTGCGCGAACGGTGGTCTTGCCTTGATAGACGTTGCTGTATGCGGACATCAGGCCCGTGCCGACCGCGTGCCCGCCCATTTCCTGAATCAGCGGCTCCATCTGGTTATAGAACGCGTCTTTACGCATCTGCTTTGCCGCGACGCCGCCGGTTTGAATGAACTGCATCCATTGGTCGCCGCCGACACGGCCGCCGGTCGCCGTAATGACCTTTTGAACCATGTTCGCTTCGTCTTTGAACGTTGCTTCGTTTTTCGTGCCGCCGCGCAGCTCGATCACTTTCAGCATGTTCATAAACTTTTCTTCGTTGGCGTGGGCGTCCTCCGCGCCGAACATCGCCTCGTTGGCAAACTTCATTTTCGACAGCGTAGGCATAACCATTTGCGCGTGGTGCTCGTCGGCAAAGATGGTCATTGAATCGCGCATCAGCGTGAGATTGTCGGTCGTCGCCGTGCCGTAAGACTTCATGGCCTTCGCGTATTTCACCGCGTCGGCCGTCGCATGATCGCCCAGGCCGAGGGCCTTGATTTTCATGGCTTCGACTTCGAACGTTTTCGACTCGTCGAGCGTTTCGCGCAGGTCGCCGAGAATGTGCCCGCCGGTCGCTTTTGCCGCATAGCCGGCAATCGCCATATTCGCCGCGGTGCCTTGCAGCCTGTTCATTTTTGCCCGCGCCGCGCCGACGCGCTTCTCGCGCTCGGCGAGCTGGTCGAGCTTCGCCATTTGGCCGGTCATCGTGCCGGTTGTCGCGGCGATGCTCGTGCGCAGCTCGCGCTCGTGCTGTGACAGGTTGCGCGTGTCGATGCCGGCGCCGGCAAGGCGCTCGCGCAGCTCTTGCAAGCCGATCGTTTGCCGCTTTTGCTGGGCGCGCAGTTGTGACGCGCCTTGCCGAGCCTTTGCCAGCTCGGCAACCATTTGCTGTGAAGGTGGGCCGAATGCCCTCAGAGAGCCGGCCAGATCCTTGACGCGCTTCTGAGCGGCGCCGAGTTCGGTCGCGGTCGCCGTCAGGCCGTTGCGCATGTTGCGGAACGCGGTAACGTTCTTTTGCGCCGCCTGTAGCTTGCCGAGTTCGCCGCGCGTCTCTTTCAACGCCTTCGCAACACCTTTGTTTCCGTTCAGGATGTTCCGCAAGGGCTTCGTCGCGCCGTCGACCATATCGAACAGCACGCGCAATTTGAGGTCGTTACCGTTTGCCATCGTTCAATCGCTTCCGTGGGCCGAGCGAACCCGCGCACGCTCGCGCCAGTTCGCCAGTTCGGCGAGTGTGAAACCGTCCATATCGCGAGGCGTCCAGTGAAAGACGGTCGCGATATCGGCCATCGCTTCTTCTACTTCGTCGGGTATGCCGTGTTCTAGCGTGCCCGATTCGGCAGCAAAAAATCTGCGAACGTCACCCCCAATTGCACGAGGTCGGACGGGTCCAGCTCGCGCACGTCGAATTCGGTGAGCTGCGGAATCGCGATGCGCGGCAGAACCTTCACGAGCGCGTCAATGTCGAGATTCACGAGCGCATTGAGCGACGTGCCGCGCAGCTCGCCGGAACTAGGCTTGCGCAAGGTGACTTCGGTGATGGTCTGTTCGCCGCGAACGATCGGCGTGTCGAGCGTGACGGTGTGCGGGTTGGCTTGTTCGGTCATTTCGTTCTCTGTTCAGGGTTTTGTATTCGTCTGGTGGGTTCACCAGGCGATTCAGGCGGGTGAGTAGGGCGCTCGGCTTACAGGCCGATCGCGTTGCGCAGACTGGCGAGCAGATCGTCGCCGTTTACCTTCTCGATCATGTTGATAAAGTCGATTTCGATAATCGCCTCACCATTGATCGAGAGCTTGTAATAGCTGCACGCGGTCGAAACCTTAAAAGACGTGTCATCGCCGGGTTTCGCCGAACCCATATCGATTTCGGTGTGACGGCCGCGCACGACGATTTCGACGGCATCGGGGCGGGTCGAGTCCTCAGACTGATAGGCGCCGGCGAAGCGCAGTTGCACGCCGTCGTGCTTGGTGATGCCGTATTGCTTCAATACGGTTTTCATCAGGCCGCCGAACGTCGATTCGAGCACGATGCCCTCTTGCCCGAAATCGAGCTTGATAGGGCCGTTCATGCCGCCGCCGCGATAGTCCTCAGTCTTTCGCGTGAGCTTGGGCAGGGTGATTTCTGCGGCTTGGCCGACGCAGTTCTCACCATCATTAAAGACGTTGAACGCCTTGAGTTTCTTCGGCAATGCCATGTTTGAGACTCCTGCTTAGGTAGTGGGATCAGGCCTGTACGCGCGAGGCGAAATCGGCGAGATAGCGGTCGGTGATGCGTTGGCGCAGCATCAGGTTTTCGATAGGCGGAACCGGCGTGTAGTCGTAATCGATGTACAGCTTGCCGCTCTTGAGCGAGTCGGTCGTGTTCGGCTCCTCGTCGTACCAGGCCGAACCGCCGATCAGGTAGCCATCGGCGACGAGCTGGCGAAACTTCGAATTGATGCTTTCGATCATGTCGCGCACGATCGACGGGTGCATGCCCTTGTCGACGTATTGCATATGGGCTTCGGCCATCGTGTCGGCGACTACCTGCGCGGTGCGCGTGTAGTTCTCGAACGCGAAAAGCACGTCATCGGAACAGGTGCGCGAACCCCAGAAGCGATAGCCGGTCGCGTTCACGAGCGTCGTTACTTCGTGCTCGTTGAGGTAGCCGGCATCGGTTGCCGGGTCTTGCAAGTCCCAGAAAACGTCCTTGCTGATACCCGTCACGCCATTGACGCCGACATTCGAAAGCGTCTTGTGCCAGCCGGTTTCCTCGTCGATCTTGGCGCGCAAGCCGAGGGCGATCGCGGTCGCGGGAATGTCCGTCGCTGCGTTTATCGTCGTATCCCATCCGATGAAATCCGGCCAGATCACCATGAGTTCGCGCTGGCTGAATTGCTTGCGGTAGGTCGTCGCCTCTTCCTTGGTCTGTGCGCCGTTGGCCGACACGTAAGCGAACCCGCGCAGCTTTTGCGCGATCGTGGCGAACGCCGTCGCGACGGCTTGCGTATCGAGCAGGGGAGCGCCGAGAATGCGCGGCTTCACGCCGAGCTTTGCTTGCGCGGCGAGTAGCGCTTGCATGCCGGTGTATTGGCCCGATTCGGTCACGGTGCCGATCACGTTCGAGGTGGTCTTATCCGGGTCGGTCGCGTCGTCGGCAACACGCACGACGATCGTTACGGGCTTCGTCTGCGCGGCGATGCCGGCGAGCGCGCGGCTCAAGGTGCCTTTCTTGCCGGCCTTGCCGATCGCGCTCAGTACGTTCGTGATGAGCACGGGCGTATCGAGCGGGAACGTCGCCGCGTCCGCGTCCGAGGCCGTCGCAACGATGCCAACAACGGCCGTTGATACGGTGCGAATCGGCCGCGTGCCTTCGTTGATTTCAATGACCCTTACGCCGTGGTGATAATCGGTTGCCATGTTCTAAAACTCCAGTGTGAGAGGAAACGGGGGTGTTACTCGGTTGCGTCGTCGGGGTGGACAGGCCACTTAACGGAGAACGGGAAACCCTCTTGCTCGGGCAGATTGCGCAGCGCGCGACGATAGGCACGCAGGGCGATAACCCGCGCCGCTTCTTCGTTATCTTCGGCAATGGCTAACTGCGGATCGACCTTTGACAGCTCGAAATCACGCGTGCCGCGCAAGTGGTTCGCGAGGTGCCACTCGATCGCGTCGTCGCGATACTCGGCCCATAGCGCTTCGAGTTCTTCGTCGGTTGGCTTCGGCGGGTCGGTCGGTCTCCATTCAACAATCCAGGCCGTATCAATCTGCACGCGCGATATCCGGTCGACCGCGTGAGCGATCCAATAATCTTTGCCGCGAATCACGTTCGGGTATTTCTTGGCGATGCAATAGGCAAGTTCGTCCGCGTGGATCATGTTCGTGTCCTTTACTGATTTCGATACCAGCATCCATAGATGCGGATTTCGCCAAACTTGGCGTTCATGGGGTCTTCGAGGCCGTCGATACACCAGGGATCGGGGAGGTGTACTTGTCCGTTCACGGTTCCAAAGTAGTGCGCCCGGTCTGACTTCTGGCATTGAGCGCCGGCCTGTGCAGGGTTGCCGACGCCGTTGACGCTTCCCGCTGCGTTCGCCCAGGGCGTTGAGCCGGCCGAGTTCGCGTAATTGACGCTGAAATTCGCCGGGTTGTAGACATACATATTGTTTTGGTCGGGGCCGCCCCACATCCATTGCGGTTGTCCACCTTGACCAGACCAGTTAAAGGTGCAATCGACTCCGCCAACGAGCAGCCGGCTAGACGAGTACGCGCGAGCGCCCGTGTCCAGCTTCGTGGCCGGGTTGAAATTCCATGTGCCGTAAACCGTGCCGCCGGCGCCGCGCGTTATGTCGGTGCGGCCGAATTGCCAGGCGTTTTGCTGGCCGTCGAGGTGCATGTCGATGCGCGGCGCGCTCGTTGCGCTACCGCCTTCATATGCATCGATCGCCGCAATGCTTCGGCCGCCCTGGCGGGTCCATCGCATGCCCATATAGGCCGCGTCGAATTTCGGCGCGTCGATTTGAAGCGCCGGCGAGCGGTTGCCGTTCCAATCCACATAGGAGCCGCCGATTCCGGTGCCGTCCGGTGCGAGCACTTGATATGCGGTCTTGCCGTAGCTCGTGCGCGTTTGAACGGCCGCATTGCCGTCCAG